TGGAAAATATAAATTTGGTGCTTGGATCACCATTTCTTTCACTTTCAATCGCACTCATTACACGTTGGTGGTAGAAGTTACCAGGTCCGTTAGGAGTACTCACAATAATAATCTTTGTGTCTGGTCCTTCATGCAAAGTACTCCTCAAGCCCGCCCATATATCTTCAGGATGCCTCCAAAAGGCTAACTCCTCAGCAATCAATCGTTGGTATGTCCATCCTCGACCATGTGCATCACCCAATGCTGTCATGTGATCTATTAACGCCCTTGTCTTTTCTGAAATTAATGTTTTATCAACCTTGTTAATTTTGAAAGGATTCGCATTTTTCAGTGTTTGGGGAAGGTGTTCATAGAATGTTGTAAACTTACCAAACAAGGATTTTGTTGTCTTAGAGTGGTCTGCAACAATCAGTGATCGAAGTGGTTTCTTTGCAGTATAGGTTTCGTAGAATGTATCAGCACAATTTGCAGTACTAATACCAATTTGTCTTGGTTTGAGTACTACAATTGTTTTTACTTTTGAATCTCGAAGAGCATTAATTAACGCAACTTGTTCAGAGAAAGGTTGATTGAAACTCCTTACGTTAGCAGACATGTCCTCAAATTTTAATCGTGCAATAAACTTTCGCCTATCTGCCAATATCTTTTCATACATTACTCAAACCATTCATCATCCTCAGATGTAAACCACTTATCAATACCTTGATCTGTGGTTACTTCTGCTCTTTCTCTCGCCATTTCTACCATTTTCATTGCTATTTGTACTGCTTGCATATCTCCATCTGATATTTTATGCATCAATGCTTGCGTACTTTCGTATTCTAGAGCCAATATATCCACATTCGTTATACACGAATGCTCAGGGAACATATCTCTCCACCAATCTAAGAAACCCTCTTGTGCTATCCAATCATTCCACTTTCTAATCGTAAGATTTGGTATTCTATGACACCATTGACCAACAAGTTTTACTCCTTGATCATATAGTCTTCGTGCTTGTCCACGTACGTCTATCTGTTCTTCTGTTGCTTCGAATTCCATTCTGCACCCACTATGTATCCATGTTCGTTTACGTATCCCATTTTAACACTTTCTCTTGCTCTCCGATCAATCTGATCCATAGACAGTTGCTCTTTGGGTGATTTATTTTTATTTTCAACTTGCATTTTTTTTCGTAGTAACGCAAAACGCTTTAACTCTTCAGGTGTCATTCTTTTTGGCATATCAAAAAATCCTCAAAATCTTTCTACATACATCATATCATATAAACAAAATCTATTTTTTTTGACGTGCAGATTTAGAAGGTGCTGCACTTTTTTTCATTTCAGACAACAACTCTGCCATTAGAGCATTAGATTTTTGCTGCTCTTCACGTAATGCTGCAATTTGATTCTCTTGTTCTTGTAACTTTTGGGCTTGTGCCTCAATCAATTTCTTTGATTCTTCATCCACAACTGGTTCTGAATTTGGAGAGTTTTTCATCATCAACTTCATCATTTCAGGATCAAAAGAATCTTTCCTGGTAGTTGGTCTTCCCATATCATATTGCAGATCTCTCTCACCTTTCACATCCACAAATTCAACACCAAGAATAAGATAATCATATTGCACTGTGAATTTTTGCGTTTGGATGTTGCCCTTATCGTCTTTTCCTACTGTAGTGCGATTGTTCACGATACGATTCTCGATCTTAACCTCAAAATCATATACTTCCCACCGGCCATTGGGTTGTACAGCTGTATATGTATCGATACACCATTCCAAACCTACCTCAATCATATTTACCCAGGTAGGTTCATCGACTTTTCCCAAAACATTTGCAATCGGCCATTCAAATACATATTGATATTTTCGATTGTTCTTTATACCTTCTTCTTTTGTCTTGTTGAACTCCACAACCTTGTCAACATAATCTTTGAGTTTAGACAAATCCAATATCTTTGGATTTTGTGTTGGTTGATCATCCTCATCCATACGTTTTCTTGCGTAACCAGTAAGTGATCTATTTCGCTCTTTGGCTTTTCTAATAATACTCATCATTTCTCCTTTGATTGTAATTGTTTTTCAAGTTTTTCTAATCTTTCTAACCGTTTCTGCAATTCTAAATATGCCTCTTTTTCCTTTATCTTTTGGTCTGCCAGTTCCTTCTCCCTCTCCATCTTTTCTAGGAACTGGCTACTCCTCGCTACGCGTTTTCTCCTCTCCATTTCTTTGCGTTCATTCATTCTTTTCAGTTTTTCTCGTTTCTTTGCCTCTCTCGATCTCTTTCTCGCACTCTGTAGTTCTATACGTATTTTACCCAAATCTCTAATAACTGCTCCAAGTTCTTCATTGGTTATCTGCACATAATCAGCCATACGGATAACACTTTGAACATCAGGTGCATGTTTTCTATTTGGAGGATACCAATGTGAGGATGCCCCACACGACAATAAGCATATCCGATTCAACTCGGCTTTGTTCGGAAAAAGTAATAATAATTTGTCTAGAGTATCAATCATACCTAAAAATGACCTGACAGGTTGTTCCAATTTGGGTATACTATATCATACATTTTATCAAAAGGAGTCAAAATGTTTCAAGGAATCGCAGAATGTGAGAACACATACCAACAACCAGAGTTCCTATATGTAATTACATGTGGAACCAAATCTGAAAAAAACGGTATCCCAACACAAACCGATAAGTTTTTCATCAAAGAAAAAAATATCTCATACGTGAAAATAAAAAACAGAGAAGTAATGATGCGTGAAAATGCTCCAGACTTCGTAAAATTCAATCTCTCTGATAAAAAAGAACTACGTACAGAACTAAAATTTATTATTCCATATCCTGTACATATGAGAGAAGGTTGGGCATCGATGCAAGATGCGTTGAATTTCTACCTCAAAGCACAACAAATCAAAGGAGTGAAACAACATCCACAACTCGCTCCTCATTGTACTGGCGATGGAGTTAAAGCAAGACAATGGGATGGTAGCCAATACAATGAAATCGATTGCCCAAATCGTGAATGCCCACATAGAAAAGGAGACACACCGGCCTGTAAACCTCTTCTTCAACTATATCTCCAACTTCAATGGGATGTTAATAAACCCTGGGGAACACTTCCTACCCCTATCGTGAAGTATGAATCTCGATCTTGGTTCAACCTAACAAAAAAAGTTTTGCCTTTTTTCAGACAACTTCACACACGTGCAATCGGATTGGGTTACAATGATTATACGTTCGAAAACCTACCAATAAAAATAACCTTAACCAAACGAAGATCCCCCAAAGGTTCTACTGTTCCTGCTATCGATATTCAACTCGATGGTAATTTCATTGAATTTTTGAAAGATCAAAAAGGAGAATAACGTGAAACGATTTAAATTTACCATCCACAATCTGTTTGGACACCCTATAATGGAATTACTCAATATTTTTGGTTTCCACAAAGCAGCTATGTGGGTTCACGAATCAACCCTGCCGAAAAATTGGCAGGATGAATATAATAATTCTTGGGATGCAGGAGAATAAAATGTCATTCACACCAGAAGAAGCAATCAAACACGCACAAAAAGTACTCAAACTGAAAAAACGTTTGCGTAAATCAATTATATGGGAAATCAAAGAAATGGCTGATGGCTCAGACCTCAATGGTATTCGTAAAAAATACTACCCGGGTAAACCAAATAGATACTTTGAATCCGTTTTACATCTCATAGAAAAAGGAGAGAAAAATGAAGAAAACAAAAGACAGTAACGATTTTTACCATAACCAAAAGGATTACATTTCTTCCTCTGCAATCAAAACGATTGCAAAGAAATCTGTCCTTCATTTTATGGAACAAAAACCATTTTCATCCGATGCACTTACAATCGGCTCTGCATTTCATTGCTACGTTCTCGAAAATGACCAGTTCTTCAAAGAATTTATGGTATCACCCAAAATCAACAGAAGAACGAAGGCCGGTAAAGAAGAATACGCAAAACTTCAAGCACAAGCAGAAGCAACGGGTAAGCAACTTATTAATGAACTCGATTACAGAATGATTCAAACCATGTCTGAAAAAATATTTGAAGACGAAACCTGTAAAAAGTTACTCTCTGATGGAGAACCTGAAGTCTCTTTTTACTGCGAAGACTTTCTTGAAATAAAGGTTAGAGTTCGACCAGACTACTACAAGGAAGGGCAATACATCATCGATCTCAAATCATGCCAAGATGCAAGCCCTAGAGCATTCAGATATGACATACTCAAATACGGTTGGCACATTCAGGCAGCATTCTATATGGATGTACTTGGTGTGAATGAGTTTTATTTCATTGCTAGCGAAAAACAACACCCATATGCGTGCCAAACATATAAACTCTCAGACCACCTCATAAACGAAGGAAGAATCGCTTATATGGATGCCATTGCAAGTTGGAAAAACTTCCTCGAATTTGGTACAATCGAAAAATACAAAACCGATAATATGACAGACAATGGAGTAATAATATTATGAAATACCTTAGCCTTTTCTCAGGAATCGAAGCAGCTACAGTTGGTTGGCATCACCTTGGTTGGGAATGCGTTGGTGTCTCTGAAATAGACCCTTTTGCCTGCGAAGTACTAAAACAAAGATTACCTAATACACCAAACCTCGGTGATATCACCAAAATTACAAAGGAGCAACTAAATGAAAAATACCCAAATGGACTTGATATCGTGGTTGGCGGGTCTCCCTGCCAAGCATTCAGCATCGCAGGACTTCGAAAAGGACTTGAAGACCCCAGAGGAAACCTCATGCTCGAATACATTAGAATTGTCGCAACAGTTCTCCCAACATATTTTATCTGGGAAAATGTACCAGGTGTCCTTTCCTCAAACAAAGGAAGAGACTTTGGAACCCTCCTCCAAGCGATGGAGCAACTCGGGTATAACATGTGCTGGAGAACTTTGGACAGCAAAAACTTCGGAGTCCCACAACGACGCCGAAGAGTCTTTCTTGTCGGAAGTACTAGAAACGGAAAGCATCCATTCGAAATTCTATTTGAGTGCGAAAGCCTGCAAAGGGATAATACGGAGAGCAGAGAAACGAGGAAAGACAATACCCCCAAAACTCCTGCAAGCACTGAAGAACACGATAGAATCTTCCTAACAAATACACGTAGTGAAGTTAGGTATAGTGGTGGCAATGGTCTTACTGCCGGTTGCATTAGTGCATCAAGTGGAATAAATCAAACCAATTATTTAATGACAAAAACTCCTGAAAGCACTGGGAAACACGATAATCGCAGTATGACCGTGTATCACTCTAATCATCGCAGTGTTCCACCAAAAGAACACACGCAATGCCCAACACTACTTGCACATATGGGTACAGGAGGTAACAATGTTCCAGTTACCCTAATGAACCCCGCCCAACCAAACAACTCCCCTAAAGAAACACACTATGCCCCCTCTCTCATCGCACGCATGGGAACCGGAGGAAATCAAGTACCACTCATTGTATTTCCATTCAAATACCCAAGACTTCAACAACATGCAGGATGCCTAATGGCATCAGACGGTGCGTATAAACTAGACCACCAAACCGTAACCTCGGAAAAACTTATCGTGGAAAAACAATACGCATCCACTCTCTGTGCTAGAGATCATAAAGGTGTTGCATCCGATTCATTTGGCCACGATTCTCAACAACTCGTAAATACCAAAACCAAAGTAAGAAGACTTACTCCCATCGAATGCGAACGATTACAAGGTTTCCCCGATAACTGGACCCGAATATCTTGGAAAGGTAAGGAACCAAAAGATTGTCCAACCTCACATCGATACAAATGCCTCGGCAACTCAATGACTACAAACGTCATGCGTTGGATTGGAGAACGAATTGCCGGTGTTCCTACTTCTATTTTAAAAAAAAAATACCACAATGAACAAATACATGCCATTGGTTGCGACTTATACAATACTTCCATAGATACAGATGGAAAATGTCCTTCACTTACTACAACAGGCAATGCCACCGGAAGTGGTCCACGCGTAATTGTAAAAAAAAATCCTACACCATAACCTTATGTGATGCTAACGGTAGAAGAAAAGACAGACCCAACGGAGGTATGTACATCAATGAAACAAACCAATCATCAACAATCACAACATCGGGGGAAACCTCTACTCACATACTTGATTGACCATTACATCATGATCCATCACCTACAACAAGCCGGTGGACTACGCAAAGAACTTACACCTAAAAAATGCCTTTACTCTCACATTCTTTTCGAAAACCTAGCCAACCCACTTGAAGCAATGCAACTCACAGAAGACGCTGCATATTTAGCCGAAGAAATCTTATCTATACCCTTCTAAGGAACACAATATGAAACAAATACAGCTGTTTAAACACGATAATGTTCAAAAAACTATACAAAAACGCGACAATTTGACCCAAATAGGTAGCACTGCCCACAGTAACTCTCAAAGAGAATCAAACGACTTCTACCAAACCCCTACACACGCAATAGAAAACTTCCTAGAATGCTTTGTTAATAGGGATGGAAACCAAATAAACCTATACGTTTGGGAACCCTCATGTGGTAACGGGGCAATATCTGAAGTCCTAAAACAACACGGTCACATCGTCACTTCCACCGATATCATTGATCGTGGCTACGGTGAACAAAAAGACTTCCTCATTTTCAACGAAAACTACGGAAAAGGCGATATCATTACTAACCCACCATTCAAAATCATCAAAGAATTCCTCGAAAAAGCACTCTCCCTTCTCGAAGAAGGACAACAACTCATACTCCTAATGAGACTACTCTGCCTCGAAGGAAAAACCAGAAACAAAATATTCCAAAAACACCCAATCAAATATGTGTATATCCATACATCCAGAATCGCCTGCCACAAACCAAATGATACCAATACTGCTAATGCTATGGCTTATGCTTGGTTCGTTTGGGAAAAAGGATACAACGGAGAAACAATCATAAAATGGTTACCCTAAAAAAGGATCGACACATCTTCTCCTGGCAACCACCCATTCCCTCAATCAACCAACGCAAATTCATATCAGATGGATACGCACCACTGTTAAACCACACACTCATACGCGTTTGGTCTATACCCAACTTTATACACAAATCCCTATATGTTATGTCCTCTGATTTATAATGGTTCACCCAAGCACGAACTGAATCAAAATACATTTCCGGTAACTCGCCATTCACCTCACCTAATATGTACTCCACAAACAAATCCTCAGCATCCTCTCCCAATATTCGAGACAACCCATGCACTACACGTAATACCGTATGCATATGATGCGAACCACTATCGTGTGCTCTCAAGTTATACAAGAAAGACACCGACAACCCACAACCCTTCGCTACATCCACATACTTCATATGCGAACACTTCTTATCTAGAAAATCTCTCACTTTCTCTCACGATATATCTGTATACACTTGTCACTCAAACCCTCTTCGCCAGTACAAGTCTCCAATATCACCAACGTATTCTGTACATTTGATATCGCACTACAATCTGAACCACTTACTTTCGAATCCACTCCACGTGTCTGCATTAAACAAAACATTTCTCGACACAGCAAATCACCATGCTCCTGTATATAATCAGATGAACACGGAATCTTTAATAAATCTATGGATGTAAGTTTTTCTGCCACCTTACTCTCTGTAATCACGATTGGTTTAGGTTGCTCTACTACAACTGGCTCCTTACCCTTCTTCACATACAACGTGCCAAAAACACCTAATACTGCCCCACCAATCAAGCCATAAACTACCAACATATTATTCCTCAATAACTTTATCAACATAAACTATCCCATCATCACTCGCATCATACACTGATACACGTATGATTCTTATTAACTCTTGTAATATCTTCTCCCTAACCTGAACATCATCATTCTGCAATATCAATACCCCAACTGCCGCAGCAACCATATGCAAACACTCATCCATTGTATGACCAGACAAATCATCGATCATACGCAACGTCTTCTCCATCATTTCTTCTATTGCTTCTTCTCTTAATTTGGAGGCCATTGTTTTTCATTCCTTTTTGCAAACTTATATGCACATCTTTGCACAGCCTTAATAGATTGTCCATATCTCTGTGCAATCTTCATCCAAGACATACCCAATCGCTTACACCGATAAATACTCTCTCCTTTCGTTATACATTTTATCGGCCAAGGAAAACCCTCTCTATAAGCATACGAACGTGCTGAAGTTGATGCACCCTTATGGGAACTGTAACCCAACTCCTTTGCTATTTCTGCCCATGATATACGCGATGAAACACGCATTTCATAGGCTATTCTCCCTCGCCCTTTGCCTTGTATTGCCATTTGTCCGTATCTCCGAATGTCCACTTATCTCCCTCTTCACACGTATAATCTCTAGTACATACATGGAAATCAGGCAATTCTAAATCCCTTGGACACAACGATTGGTCCATAAACTGAATCCTGTTGTTAGGCTGTGCTACATACTGACCATTGTCCAACTCTATGAAATTGAAAGTCTTATGCTCTGGCTGATAATGCACCAATGTCGTATCAACCTCATCAGTTCTCGCATGACACATGTCTATCGTAAACAAATACGTTCCATGTCTGTACTGCCTATCCTTACAGTACACACGACAACGCATACCACACACAAACTCCTTTACTATTACTTTCATATCCCAATTAAAACAATTCCAAATCTGCAACGTGTCTAACGGTAATAACTCTTCCCTCTTTATGTCCTTCTTCCACACAAACGCACTCAACGGTAACTTGTCAAATAATGCACCATACTTTGGAATGAATGCCTCTATGTAAAATGCCATACCAGGTACTGCTCTAACTGATACCCAATAACACTCTTCTAACTCTCCTACTCCCTTATCATCACGCAAATCGTATAAATATTCTTTACGTACATAACAATGCGTTGTCGGTAAATTTGCTACTAAAAAACTCATAATTCTGTCCACGGCCAATTGCTAGATTTTCTATTTTTACTTCTGAAATACCTTCGTAATTCTCTTTCCTTCTGTATAGCATATTCGCGTTGCCATGCCCAATACTCTCTAATCTCACCAAACCGAATACCCAACTTAGGCATATGCATCTGTAACAACTTTGCTCCTGCTAACGCATCACTCTCAGCATTATGGTTTTGTATGCCTACTCCAAACTGCTTACATACATTCACTAACTTGTGATTCCCTTTTCCTTGTGGTCTATTACATACAGCCATTGCCAGCACCTTCCCACAGATACCAACAAAAGGATAACTCATACCTACTGTCCTACGTAACTCTGCATCCAAGATACCCCAATCAAATGGAAGGTTATATGCTGCCAAAAACCTACCTTCCAAATGTTTCCACAATTCAGGTAGTTGTTCTAAGAATGTAGGCTTATCGATCACATCCCTATCGTATATCCCATGAATTTTACTGGTCACCAAAGGTATTGGTATCTGAGGATTAATAACTTGATAATACACTACTTTAGGCTCACCCTTACCCAACTCCATATGCACTACTGCTACTGATACTGCCCTTGCCTCTCCTATGACCAATCCAGTTGTTTCAAAATCAATATACGCTATTTTACTTCCGTATAGATGTTTCCCTAACCAATCTTCTTTGAATGACTTCAAACTCTCCATCCCTTACTTCTCCTAGTACTACTTGAAATGTATCATCAACCCATACCAATATAGGCATAGGCTTACCTAACCGAACGAACTTGTTGACTTGTGCTATAAGCCAACTACGTTTTGGTTCTGCTCCCCTACAATAACCTGTAAATACTTCTGTTGGCAATTCCAACACTTGACATAATCTGTCAATGTTTTGAAAACCATATACTTGCCTCTGATATTCGAGTAAGATTTTTCCAGTATTATTTAATTTTTCAAACATAACATAACATAACATAATGATAGCCCCATTGCGACGGGGCGTCATCGTTCGACATTACGATGTAATGAGAATCGTTATTGTTCTGTCAGAACTTCACTTGTTCTCATTACTTAAATGTCTTCGATTCTGCCCCTTTCGATGGGGCTATCACTCTGCACAACTTGATCACACTGCACAACTTGACAACAAGGTGATCGAAAAAATAATTAAAAATAACTATGCCCTCATATCCGATGCTATCTATGCATTTATAACTTTTTTATTAAATATTATTGACAACGATATAAATAGATGATATATTAAATATATGTTCAACAGAACACAATTACCTTAACCAATGGAGAAAGTATGACACTATCTATAAAAAACTACAGAGAAAAACGAGCATTAATTAATAAACACGGGATGATAATAGCAAATCAAATTGAGGAAATTTATAATTGGATTTGGACAGTAGATATTTCTGTTGAAAACTTGGATGAGGCCGAAATTCAAAAAGGTTACAAATTCTTTGAAATACTTGATAATTTAGGATACACAATAATAGATTATTCTCATTTTGTTGGAAGACCTTGTTTTTTAAAACTTAAATAATAACCTTATAACGGTAGGCTCATCCTAGGTAGGATGGGTCTGCCCTCACTTCGTGATAGCCCCAACTGCGATGGGGCATCTACGACTCCACAACCTGGAGTAGTATACTTTCGTTCGTTACCGAACATCGTATACTACTCCTTTGTTGTGTCGTTCGTAGTTGCCTCCTCTGCTCAGTTGGGGCTATCATTAATTTGGGTTTATTGTTTTTCATCGCTGCAGCTGTTCACATGCGATCCAATCAACAGAAAAAAACATTGCTGAAACAATGCCCTCATAATCGATATCTATATATTTATTTGTGTATATTTCAATAATATTTATTGACAACGTTACAAATATTGGATAAAGAATTATTACTCATTCAGAGTAAAAACCTTAATTCCTTTATGGAGAATTTTATTTATGGGTATTTCCTTAGATAAAAAACCGAATTCGCCACGGTTAAATGAAGTTGAGCGAACATATATTAATAAGTACGGTCGAGTACAATTTAATGAACATTATCTGAGAGTTAAATCATATGATACTATGGTTCAATTCATCGAAAGTAATCACAAAAATGATATGCATTATTTCAGCCCTGAAACGTTAGTATTTTGGAATTCACAAACAACTAATTTTAAAAATACTACATTCATTGATCGTGTTTATAGTCCCAGTTTTCTTTTTCAAAGAATACTGCCTAAATACACTTATAAAGTAATGATTTGTCTTGAAAAAGGCAGATTAAAAAATTGGGCTATTTGTGATTCTTTGAAAGATGCTAAAAAAGAGCAGCAAGCATTTTTAAATATGGATTCTGTTGAAGTTGAAAGAATACTCAATCTCAATCATATTTAAATATATTTACACCTTGCATGGGGTATAGGTTAAACATGCAACCCTTTAACCTTAAATATGGAAAGAAATTATGAAATATTATTCAAAAAGAGTAAGAGCATGGGAAAAGCAACAACGAGAACAACGAGAACAATTAATGAAAGATAAAGAAAAAAACAATAAGAACGAATTAATCTTTCAAGTTGAAAGACCTGAGTTCCTCATTCATACAGTAAGTGCAATGAGAATATCAAAGAATGGAGATAATACGTTTAACGTATTTTACTCTGTAAATTGGTATGATGATTCAAATCAATGTACAGATTTTGATTATCAAAGAGTACCAAAGGAATATGTTTATGATTTGGTTTGTGGTCCATCGTGGTCTACAAACAAACAAGAAGTCAGAGCACACGATATTGATAAAGAAAGATTAAAATCGTTTTTGAAATAAAACTTTTCACACTTTTGATTTTGACCACCCTGAAAAACGGGTGGCTTTTTTTTATCTTGATCGATGGATGGATGGATGGATGGATGGATCGAGCCAAAGCAGCACCGGCCTCTCGCCCTGGCATCACGCTACGCGTGAT